TCACTTGTTTTTAATTCAAGAGTAATAGGTACAGAAGGAACCGTATTCCACGATATATCTAAATCTATATCACTATAAGGCATACAATCTAACGGGCTATTTCCAGATGAAATAGTTTTCATTCCTTTAAATATATAACCACCATAATTACCAGGGGCATTCGAAACATAATTTGTCGAAACATAATAAGATAAAGTATATCCTAGTGTTTCATAATTCGTAGCATCATAATCCAACCATAAAACAAATTGTTTATCATACTCTGAACTATTATAAATTTGATTAGTAGGAGCTATAGCACATGAAAAATTACCTATTATATTATCAACTTGATGTTGTGATACATTTGTACTACCGGGTATTAGTTTAGTTTGTCTCATATTAGGATGTTCTCCCCAATTATTTGGTTCAGTTAATGCGTTTGTCATTGTTTGTATAGGATTTACAAATCTATAATTATCTGGAACATTTCCTGATAATTGAGCATACCAACCATTTTTAATATTTAAAGCCATGCCACTAAAATAACCATCCCACCATTTATCTAATGTATCAGAATACCCTTCTTTATTATATAATTGAGAACCAGTTGTATTTTTAAATCGCACGGGGAAAATGTAAAATTTATTAATATTTGAATTATCTACCCCTTCCTCTCCAAAAACAGAATCGTTAGGCGGAGATGAATAATAAGTATATGTTTTAAAATTTTGACCATATTTAGCTACATTCATACTAATATCATTTATTTCTGTTCTTTTATAAGCACTATTATAAATTACCTGTCTTGTATTGGATCTATCAACTATACTACACATTATAGTATCTTTTGTGCCGTCACTACTATTTCCACTAGCATCTGTATAAAAAATTCTAACAATACCCTGATTACTAATATGTGTTTGAATATAATTACCTCTAGAACCTATATTTGTAGAATCTACAGTTTCATTATAACTTTCTACCACTGAATAACTAGACATATTATAATAAAAAAATATATTATAATATGAAATAATCGGCAATTAAATTTTATTATTTTATTTGAAAATTTAAATTATACTTAAAATTTCCAGCGATTACCACAATTTAAACATGTTATAAATGTCGTCATAGGTTCATCTGCCGATCTTGTTTGCAATTGATAATAAGTACATATGTTTTTCTTACATTTATAACACTTAAATTCATCTGTTGCTGCTGAAAGATCGATTTCGGTTAAATTCTTGTCTCTTTTAATTTTTTCTTCAATTAGTTTTTTCCACTTTCTAGGATTCATTTCTTGGTGTGTCATGAATGCTAGTTTTTGAGTCTTTAACTTACCATTTTTTAACTTTCTTAAAAGAGTCTTATTACATGTTGATAGTTTGGGATTAATGTTACTGTAAATACTTCTAAATCTATTAATATACAATTCTACAAAATATTTATTGTCCCATTTTCTCACTATCTTTTTTTCTTTGGCAATTTTAATACAATAATTAAATATAGCTTTTTCTAAATTCATTGATCGTTTTTCATGTTTCAAAAATATATTTAATTTATTTCGTAGATTAATTCTGAATTCTTCTGGATTGGATACTAGCATATAAACTTATTTTAATGATATTTTTAAATAAGTTTATATTGTTTTCAATTTTATTTTTACTATGATTTAATCACTTTCTTCATCACTATCTACATAACTTTCTTCCGAAAGTTCAGAACCAACATCACTATCAAAATCTGATTCATCTTCTTCTTCATCATCTGATTCTTCTTCTATTATTTCTGTATCACTTTCTTTTCCCATTCCATCTTCCTCCTCATCTTCATCCTCTTCTTCATCCTCGTCATCAGATTTTTCTTCTGCGTCGGGAATATATTCAGAATCATCTTCATCCTCGTCATCATCTACTACAAATCCATCTTTTAAATATCCTTCTTTTGTTTTATCTTCGTCTGGTATATTATCCAATTCATCTTCCTCTTCTTCGCTTGTTTTAGATAAATCCTCAAAACCTCCGAACATTTCTTCATATATTTTTTCAAATTCATCTAAAGTCAAATTTACAGCATTATCATTATCTAATTCAAGATCCTCATGTTTAATTATAATTATAGATCCATAATAAATAACATTATCAACAGGTGGAGGCAATTCGAATTTGTTTTCACTATTTGCCCTTCCATTATCCTTGGCAAAAACTGAAATATAACAATTAAACTTATTTATTTTCCAAGTATGTTTTTTCCCAAAATATTCAGGTTTTCTTAAATTACATTTTTTGTAAAGTTCATCAATATTAAATTTTTTTACATCAGAGCATTTCTTATTCTTGGCTTTGTCTACTATGATTAGTTTTACCATTTGAATAGAGTAAATCAAATCGGTTTAAATAGTTTAAAATAAATATATTATAATGAACTGTTACTATATTCCTGAAATAGACTTACGTATCATTAGAAATAATCCCCAAATAGTAGATAAACTACGAAAAAAATTTCAACATAAATCAAAAAAAGAAAGTATAATAATATCTACCAATGGATATTATAAAATAGATAAAGAATCTTTACATAAATATAAAATTATTCATAAAGAATCTATAATTAAAGAAAATTTTAATAAAAAATACACATTAATAGGTAGTGATGTTTATCATAAAAAAATGGAGGATGTTCATCAAATTCCATTTGAACATGATATTATAGAAATAGAAACCGAAACATTTTTTATCCCTGACAGTAAAAATATTTTGGTCATGGAGAGAAAAAAAAATAGATTATTTGATTTATATTTCATATCCACAAAAAAAGTGGATGAAAACTGCCCCTTTTTTTCAAAAGATGTAAGTTTATTTCTGGATCACTTAAATATTTAAATAGTATATATGCTTTTCTGGATAATTCAACAAATTATTATATCAGTAGTTTTAATTATAAGTATTCATTATATTTACGTTTTTTTTAAACAAAATCTAACCATCCCCAAAACAAAAGATTTAGTAAAAAGGCCAGCAGAACAATATAAAAAAATATATACATCATTAAAAAAAGAAGAAGAAAATAAGGATAATATGAAAGATGAATTAAAAAATTATTTAAAACAACTTACTAAAAAAAAAGAAAAAAAAGATGAAAAACAAAATTTTGTCCAGGCAGGAAATGTTTTCTCATCTACTAATTTTACAAATTTCTAAATGGATATAGAGAGATATTATGATATATAATAAATGAAGCTAAAACGACATGAACAAGAACAACTGTTAAAAGGTTTTCCTAAATTAGAACTTTCTTATGAAAAGAAAATACATAAAAAAGTTCAAAGCGATATTTATTTAACTATTCCAAAAGGTAAAAAATATTTTGCATGGTTTAGAAGTTTTAAGAAACAAAACGTATGTTTTTTAATGAATATCGATAGACGATACAATTCTATTGAATCCCTTTTTATAAATGTTTGTAGTTTTGATAAAATTTTATGTAGCGGTAAAGGAACTATTTTATATGGAACTATTTTTACTGTGAATAAAATGAAATGTTTCAATATAGAAAACATTTTTTATTCAAAAGGTTCTAACATGTGTCATTTTAATCAATATGATAAATTAAGAGAGGTTTCTTCTATTTTAAAACACTATCTTAGACAAACTATATTTTTTAAGTCTAGTGTTGTTTTTGGATCTCCTATTATAAGCGATAATTATTATAATTTAGAAAGTAAAATAAAAAATCTTTCCTATGATTTATACTCTATTCAATCAAGGTTACTCTATCGTGATAAACCCTTTTTAAATCTGTTTATCAAAATAGAGCGTGAAATATACAAATATTTTGAAGTTCGTGCAACTATAATAGATGATATTTATGAATTATACTACATAAATGGATTGAAATTAGAAAAATATAAAGTGGCGTGTATTCCAGATTATAAAACAAGTGTAAAAATGAACTCTATATTTAGAAATATTAAGGAAAATAGAAATTTAGATTTCTTAGAAGAAAGCGACGATGAAGAAGAATTTGAAAATATAGATTTAGATAAATTTGTAGATTTAGACAAAAGAATAGTTATGAAATGTTTATTTATAAATAAGTTTGATTCGTGGAAACCTATAAATATAGCAAATCATGAAATTTCACCGCGTAGAGAAATTATATGTTTCAAAAAAAAATAATAACAAGTTAATATAAATGGATTTTGTAAATCAACACAACGATCAATTTATTCAAACAAGAGTAGCAAGTAAAGAAGGAGTGCGTTGTTCGCAAAAAGGAGGTAATCCTTATGGAGTTACTATGGATTCTTTAGATGCTGACGTAAATTCAGGAATGGGAAAACTTAGAGCTAGTCCATCTAATCACTATAATAACTGTCCTCAGAAGGGGGGAAACAGAGGACATAATTATGATGCTGATTTTGGCGGAGTTGGATATGGATACACCAACAGTGGTGCGGCTATTACCGGTGAATTAAGAGGAAGTTATGCTCCAATCACTAAATCCCGTTCTACAAATATGTGTGGCGGGAGAAAAAAAAGACGCAAGTCTCGCAGAAAAAGACGTAAGTCTCGCAGAAAAAGACGTAAGTCTCGCAAATCTAAAAGAGGAGGAAAAAGAAGATCTCGCAGACGTCGCAAATCTAGATCACGAAGAGGAGGAAACGGATGTAATAGATTTAAACGTTCTCGTAGAAGACAAAGAGGAGGAGCCTACCGTCAATTTGGAAGCAATGTACCAAATACACCTAGCTACTCATCACCTGATACATCTGGAAGTAAGCCATGGGCTACTGGTCCCGTCAGCATGACGCGTCATATGCGTTGTGGTAAATAAATATAACTATCATACAACTTGAAATAATAATTTAAATTATAAATTATTATTTTTCAAATGAGGTATTTAATTCAATTACTAATTAAACTAAACATACTCCCTGAAGTAAAGGTTCGTCATATTTAAATGTTGATACATTCGTATTTACTTTTATAATTTTATTTTTTGTCTTTTTATTTTTCGCACTTTTACTCTTGGATTTTTTACTTAATTTAGCTTTTATTGAATTTTGTGGATCAAATATAGTTTCCCATTTTTTTTCTCTATAACCGTCCATAGTTGTTTCTAATAATTTAAATTTTTGTTTTTTATAAAATGTTTTTCGTTTTTTATAATGACGTTGAAATAATACATGCGGATCCACAATATCAATTACAAGTGCTTCTTTATGTTTTTTTCTAAGAATTCTACCAACTGATTGTGTAACATCAACCTTCGGCGTAGCCATTAAAAGCGTAGTTAAAGTTTTAATATCCAACCCCTCTTCTGCCATAGCATATGTTCCGATAACTACTTTTTTTCCTTCACTAATTTTTAAATCTTTTTCTTTCATTCCTCCAATATAATAACCTACTGTAGCTATTGTTCTAGATTCTATAGCATCATATAAATATTTGAGCAACTTTTTTTGATGACCCAGAATCATAATTTGTTGATCGGGGTTTTCTTTTAATGTATCTTTTAACACTTTTAAAATAAATTCACTTCTTCTATTAAATTCACATATCTTTTTAATCATAGTTGTATATTTAATTTGTCCGCGCCAATCTAATTCTATTTTATTAAAATCCTCATCCGGAAAACTATATTGAATTGCTTTAACTAATACTTTATCTTCTCCTTTTCTTTCTTTTTTTACAATAACATCCCCTATAAACCATTTTATTATTTTCGTCAAACCGTCTTTCCTTTTAATAGTTGCAGATAATCCCAATGTATAATGAGTTACAACCTTAAAAAAAGCTCTACTAAAAACTTCTGCGCTCATATGATGACACTCATCTATAATAGTACATCCATATTCACGAAACATTTCTTTTGGATATTCTTTTTGACTTAAACTTTGTAACATACAAATTACAATATCTTTATCTTCTGTATCAATAATTTTTGCCTGTATTCTTCCTACTTTAGCCTCTGGTAAAAATTGTTCTATTCTTTCAATCCATTGTCTTAATAAAAATTCTTTATGAACTATAATAATTGTTTTCTTTTTTAATCGTGCTAAAATATTTAACGCAATAATTGTCTTTCCAAAACCCGTGTGTAAAGCTAATATCCCGCCTCCACCGCCTTTTACATGTTCTAAATATTTATTGGCTACTGGTTTTTGTGTATCGCGTAATTCGCCGTTAAACTTTAAATTTATATCTTTTCCTTTATTTAGTATATTAATATCGGGTTCGCCATACATTTCAACACCATAATATCGTGGAACATACAATTTCGTTTTAGATTCTCTATAAACAGGAAAAGCAGTTGGTTTAATTATCGAACTTTTAGGAACAAAAGGCTTACAATTCAATTCTTTTCTTATTAATTGTTGTTCTTCCACACTTATATTTTCTTTTTTAATCGTATATCCTTTATGACACAAATATGTCGCTATGTCGTCGTCCATATATAATTAAATAATACGGATTATTTAGATGGTTTTTTAATATTTTTAAACAATAAAAAATATAATAATATGATATATGGAAAAGTTTTTAAAATCACTCATGAAAGATAAACACCATCTCCTCCTCACTGTTTTATTGTCCGTTTTTGTAATTTTTGATGTAAAAATCCCGCTTGTTCTGGCAGAATTAGTAGATAATCCCTTAGGCAAAATTGTTATAGCTGTAGTTGCTTTATGCTTACTCTCTATGAATATGGTGGTAGGTGTCGTTGGTTTAGTAGCAGCTTATGTTTTGATTCAGCGTTCTTCTGAGAGAACTGGAACCGTTGGCGAAAGAAACTTTATGCCCACTGAAGCTAAGAAATCCGGACATTTATCTGCTATGAACCAGTTCCCTGTTACAGTAGAAGAAGAAGTCATTAGTAAAATGCTTCCTTCGACAGGCCAACGCGATCTTACCTCCCCTGAATATAAACCTGTCATGGGAGATATTCATGATGCTGGTTTAGCCTAAATACTATTAAATTAAACGCACAATCCAATAAAAATAAATATAATTTACCAAAATTATATTTATCATAATATAAATTTTATCCACTGCCTCCAGAAGCTCCATCACCTGTTCCTCCGGTTCCGCTAGATTGTTTATTAAACATCCTAGTAAATACCATACCTATTAACCATATTGCCAATATTCCTAGAATAATACCTATAACTATTCCTATGTTTCTCCATATTAAAGCTTTTGCCTTTTTTGTTTCTTCACTATCTACTGTGGGTTCGCCTTCCCATGCCATATCTTCTGGTTTATTCCCTTCTATGTTATTGCCATCCTGATCAACAATAGGGGTACAAGTTAATTGTTTAGAAGATTTCGAACCCGGCTGTTTTCCAGGTCCAGAAGAGGTTCCTGTAGCATTAAATGTTAAATAACTAGGAGTGGCCTGAGCAGAATAACTATGTTTGTTAATTAAAGTTACTAAAGTTTTATAATTCGAATTTTTAATATTAATTGCTTTGTTTTTATTGAAAATAATCATAATATCAGAGGAACTACATCCCCAATCAAAAGTACCTCCTTCATATATAAAAAAAGGTGCTAGAGGAACTACGCTATTTAAACTAAAATTACTAACGTTTATTGACTTTCCACTACCCCCCTTTTCAGAAGGTGAATATGGAATAATTTGACTAAACCATTTAGCAGAACTACTTTCTTTTTCACTACTAATTACAGGGACGCATACATAAAAATTTTTACCTCCCCCGCTATGTGTTATAATTAATTCAGAGTCTGCTTTAAACCCATCGTATGTATTCAACGATGGTCTATATAATCTTACACTTGTAACATATAAAGAACCTGTTAAACCAGAAGAAACACTATTAATACCATTAAAGCATTTTATATCTAAATATGTTGTTTGATTTACGACAGAACAACTCGAATTGCCATAATCATAATAAAATTCGCATTTTTCTTTACATGGCTGATTGACAGCCGTTGAAATATTGATAGGTGCTGTTGAAATTTTGCATGCCATTATTATATTAAGTTTATAATAAAATTATAAATAAAAAAATCTATTTTTATTTATATAAGAAATGTTATTGACAAAAAAAAGATTACACCGTATTAAAAAATCTAAGTATCAAAGTCGTAAAAAATACCAAAAAGGAGGTAAAAAAAAAAGAAGAAAAAGAAAGAGAAAGAGAAGTTTTAGAAAAAGGAGAAAAGCACTAAATCTCCGTAGAAAAAGTCTGAAAAAATATAATCAACGAGGCGGCACTCGAGACGAACTTATTATGCTAGTTCCTACTATACATCATGAGCACCCTACGAAGGTTTCAGCTTTAATGTTTATAAAAACAAAAGACCCTATAATTAAAAGGAGGATGATTTCTGCATTTATACAGGGCAGAGATATAGAGTTTAGAAGATTTGTTTTTAAAATGTTAGATGACGGTATATATGACGATATAAAAAACATGGGGTTACGAGGTGGTAAATATATTCGACTACCAGAAGGCCAGCATTTAAATACCGATGATGAAAAAGATCTCGAATATCTTGTTAAATTAAATTTAACTTTATTAGGTATTCAAAAAAAAAATCCTCAATTATCATCAAGAGAAATAGAAAGTAAAATAGCCATTTTAGCCAGTCAACCAGTTGTTTCTAAAAAAATAGATAATGAAACTAAAGAAATGGAACCAGTTAAAAGCGAATTCCCTTCTGCTAGTATGGCCGGTATAGCATCCGCAAAAGTTGCTGCTAAAAAACTTAAAAAGAAAGCCAAAAGAACAATAGAATGTATGGAAGAAAATGATCCTGTATGCGTTAAGAAAAATAAAATTTGTAATACAGTCACTAATAAATGTGTAGATAAACCAAATAGTACTGCAATAACGGATACTGTCGTTGAAGAATATGAAGACGATTTTGAAGATCCATGCGAAGGTGTTAAATGTGAACCTGGAGAAAAATGTGTTGATGGTGATTGTGAGGTTGATTATTCAGGACATACATTTGAATCAGATAATACAGGAATCGGCGGAGATTTACCTCCTGTTCCCGGTGCTAAAAAAATTACAGAACCTGTTGATGTAATGTGTGCCAATGACGGTCAATGTCCTCCTGAAAAACCTAAATGTTTAAACGGTTCGTGTGTTACTCAAACAGATTTTACAACAGCTAAAAAAGCCGAAGGTTCTGATGTAAGAAAATTAAGAGAAGCAAGTAGATCATCAGATGAAGGAGAAGACGCTACAGATTTATCTGGATTTTTTGATGGATCAGGTTTAGATGAGGGAGATGGCGACACTGTTAATATTGGTTCTGTAACAGGTATTGCTGAAACAAAAGATCAAGGAGGGGAAGTAACACACACAGATGCTATTACAAATAACGATTTAAAAAGTAGATTAGGATTAGCAATTTTAAATCTTGAGATGGCTGACGATAGAGCTAATAGTGCTAATCAAACTATATTACAAGAAGCTCTCAATGCTATAAGAGATCCAAATTATCCTGATCGTGACGTGGTTATTGCTAGAGGACAGGAGTTATTAGATACATTAGGCCCGCAAACCATAACTATAGATGATAGTATTTATAGACCTGGTGGAAAAGATCAGGGTACTACAATGCCTACTTCTCCAGACGGAGGGAAAACTACTGGTACTGAAGATCCTTATGCTCATAAAAATCAGGGAGGAACCTACCTCCTACCTGTTACTGACCCAACTAAAAGCGATGGAGGAGGTGGAGGCGGAGGCGGCGCTGTTCCTGTAATAGTGAGTGAGGGTAAAGGAGGAGATCCAACTATACCCATACCTTCTGGCGCTCTAGGTGAAACTAAAGATGAAACTAAAGGTGAAACAATAGATCCTTTAGGTCTCAATCCCGGAGATGTATTACAAGTCGCCGTTTTTAACGGTCCTAAATGGAATCCAAATGATCCACAAAAATATGATCAATTATGGAATATGGTTGATATATTAAGAAATAACGATTCTTCTGTTGGTAATAGTTCAAGATATGAATGGAGAGATAGATATGGTTCAACTATAGGATTTCCAATATCACGAAGTGTATTTTTAAGAGATTATAAACCAGTATCAGCATCTCTTTATACACTTGTAGATGTTAAGTTCTTTAATTTTAACAACTTCCTACATGTTTATGATATAGAACCACTTGATGATGACCAAATAAAATTTCCTAGAACATACGGAAACCCAGAAAATGCGATGACGCTGTTTTTCACACAAAGAGGCGGACCAAAACAAAGTATTACAGCGGATGAAATTATTAGTGTTAATGGGCGACAATTAGGAGACTCCTCAACAAGCAGTGGTGATACAAAACTTCATGACGATGATTTTCCTAATGTTCCTGGTGGTGTTCCCGGTAGTGTTCCCGGTGGTGTTCCTGGTAGTGTTCCCGGTAGTGTTCTCGGTGGTGTTCCTGGTAGTGTTCCCGGTGGTGTTCCTGGTAGTGTTCCTGGTAGTGTGCCTG